CTAGGTGAATTAATGTCGAAGATTGATGAGAAGAAGAATCATCTTGATTTTATGCAACAGGCGGGACAGAAGCAGAGAGATGGGCAACAGGCAAAAGAGGTGCAGATGCTTTTTGATATCTTAAAAAGTGCAGGCATTAATCCTGCGGACCCTCAAGCTGTGAATATGTTCCTGGAGAATCTTTATACGCAGAATCCAGATCTCTACAGTATTGTTGTGCCAATAATGGAGAGCATTATCGGTGGGGGAGAACCGCAGCAAGAATCTCCCGAAGCCAGTCAATCGCCCTTCCCAGAAATCCCGAACGGGGCGTAGGTTTTACCAATTTATTAACTAGAACATTTTTATGAAGCATTATGAGAAGCGTTATGAAGACGTTTACTCCAGTAAACGTATCCAGGGGATGTGTAATCTCGGGGACATATCGAACGCAATGGGCATCAGCAACCAGGCTTTCATAACCCTTACCCAAGAGGTGTGGAAGGGAGTGTACAAGCAGTTCTTTGATAGCACTGTGAAGGTTGTGTGGATGTCCTCGAAGTACATTTATAATGGTAGACAGCGTCGCGTAACAGGGAGGAACTCGCTTATCGATGATTATAGTTATGCGGCATTCATGGATACAGTAGTTGGGATTGGAGGAAAGGCGTTCAGATCGTCTGATATGTACAGGAAATTCATATCGTATTTTGACGACTTCTTCCCTGAGTTTGGCAATTTCTCACCCTTCGATGATCCAGAATACTTCGAATTCCCGTACAAAAACATAACACCAGAGTTTCTCATGGTGGTTTACCAGATGCCCGAAAGGCTTGAACTTCTCTCTGTCGCAGAGAAGGAAAAGATGACTTATGGGAAATTTGTTGATTACGTCATCAACTATATTTATTGCTATAACGAGGAAATCGGTAAGAACTTATATATATTTATGAAGACAGACAATGTCTTCCCGTATGTCAAGTATACGGAGCACATGGTGAATAAGAAGTATGGTCGAAGAAGATTAAAGAGAAAAATATGAAGTTCAAGCCCGTCACATTTGTCACCGGTAGGTATACACACAATAAACAGAATACGACACAGCAGATTTTACTGTTGAAGGCTCTTCAGGTTACCGAGGATCCAAAGAAGTTACGTCAGATGATTGGGGTGAAGACGGTTGCAGATGTTTTTCGCACGCTCGATAAAATGGCTCTTCGCAAGGAGTATCATGAAGCATTAACGAGGCTGGGGATTAATTTTGACTCTGTGCTTGGTGTGATTAGTACGGAAATGACCACCGCAAAGAAGTCTAGCGACCGAATTAAGGCTGCACAGATTATTCTCAAATCTCTTGGGGTCGACAAGTACGAGGATGCTTCTATCGGCGGGGGCTCGTGGGAGGATGAAATTCTGAAGGCGCAAGAGAATGAAGCAGCGTTGCCTGCGGCCGTGAACGAAAAGGGTCTTCCCATATATGACGTGGAGGTTCCAAAGATGCCTGAGTCAGTAAAGAAGCAACGTGAAAATGACACACTGACGGGGAAGAGTCTGTACGAATAATTATGGCAATAGAAGCGTCAGAACGATTAAAGGATCCCAAGTTTTACTTGGAGAAGTTTTGTAAGATCAAGGGCAAGACCCCAGGGTTGATTCCGTTCATTCTCAACGAGCCACAAAAGGATCTTTTTAATACGCTCAACCTGATGAATCGCATCATCATCCTCAAGGCGCGGCAAATGGGGTTCTCAACAGCAGCGACAGGGTGGATCTACCACAAGACAATAACAACCCCAGGAACAACGAGTGCGATCATTGGTTATAACTCTGATCTTACGAAGGAGCTTCTCGATAAGGTAAAGATGTTTTACAACACAACGCCACCCGATCTTCGCCCAACGATTCAGTATAACTCTAAGTTCGAGATCTCGTTTCCGAAGATCAATTCAAAGATTCTCGTGCTCCCGTCTACGGAGAACGTGGGCCGCGGGTATACCCTTCACAATGTGCTGGCTACCGAGCTTGCCATGTGGGACAAGGCTGAGGAGAAAATGGTTGCCCTCGAGAACTCAGTCCCTATTGATGGGAAGATCATCATTGAGTCAACCCCGAACGGCGTGGGTAACCTGTACCACAAGATGTGGGTAGGCGATAACGATTACACCAAGAAGGAGTATGGGTGGTGGTGGCTCTATGATGAGGAGCACGTTGAGACAATTCGTAGACGCATGAACAATCCGCAGAAGTTCGCCCAGGAGTACGGGCTTGAATTTCTGGCGTCCGGACGTCCAGTCTTTGACCAGAACGCGGTGACTAGGCAGCGTAAGAATATCCTCAAGGTTGGAGATCAGGTTATCGACCCCGATGGAACAGTGCACACCACAGTGCAAAAGGGAGACTGGAGGTTCTACAAGAAACCCAATGAGAAGGATATTTACGTCTTTGGTGTCGACACGTCAGAGGGTGTCACTGGGGGTGACTATTCTGTAGCTGTTATTTTTAATCGTATGACCGGAGAGGAGGTGGGCATGTTCAGGGGAATTATCGCACCAGACAAGTTTGCCGAGGAGCTGAACAGAGTGGGGAGAGAATATAACAACGCCATGATGGTTGTTGAGTCAAACAATCACGGACTTGTGACCATTACGGTCTTGAAGCAGCTTTTTTACCCTACTTTGTACTTCAGACCGGCCAAGTTTGAATCAATATCTAGCCCATGGAGTGATAAATTGGGGTGGAAGACCACTGTGATGACCCGTCCACTGCTCATTGATGATCTGAATAAGGTCCTCCGTGACGCAGAAATTACCCTTCATTCAAAAGAGATCTTAGATGAAATGAACGTATTTATCTATGACAAGACAAATGCGATGACACCGCAGGAGGGTTTCCATGACGACTGTATTTTCGCGACGGGAATCGCATATCAAGGGTTTAAAGTTTTGTATGATAAGCCGTTAAATCAGCTGGACTATGAAGATCACCTCCCTAGTAGCTTTAATTACTAGGGATATCAGCGAAAAAATACGCAACTTATGTATGATATTGATAATAAGATGACTAAACCATGAGCACATCGAACCTGCCCCCGAATCCATACGAATTGAGTGTTACTCCTTATACCGCCCAAGATTACGGGGAGGAGGAGCAGCAGCTTTATAATCTGTTTGTTCTTCAGCATTCTGATGCTCGTGAATACTTTTTGAATGTTATCAAGCCACGCCTTGATCGATCCTATAAACTTTATATTGCCTACACTGGCGATCGACAGAAAGAGATCAAGAAGTGGCAGTCGAACATCTTTGTTCCGTATATCCATGCTGCAGTTGAGACTCTCATGCCTCGCGTTTTGGATGCACGACCTGAGTTTATCGCCCGTGGACGCAGTCAAAATGATCAAAACAAGACGCCAAAACAGCAACAGTTGATGGATTTCTACTGGGAGCGTGCAGGAATGGACAAGACGAATGAGGATCTCGTTCGATCCTCTCTCGTCTTTGGTACGGGATATATGCAGGTAAGTTGGAAAAAGGACGTAAGAAAGCTTAAATTCCTCAAGACTAAAGACATTCGTAGCAAGAAGTTGCAGTGGGAAGAGAAGGAGAAGGTCTTCTACGATGCCCCGTACGCCGAATGGGTTGATAACTACAACCTGATGTATGACTGGCACAACTCCGCTCGCGAAAGTAAGCAGTTTTGGATCAAACGTCTCGTGCTGACAGAGGCAGAAATTCGGCGAAGGTACCCAATGGCAGATAAGAAGCGCCTTCTTCAGGCGTTTGCCACAGGTGGTGGAGATCTTCAGGATTATGCGGCAATTCGTCAGGATGTGAAGATTACGAGTTCTAAGATTACAAAGCAGGGGTCTGCAGTCTTAAATACCGTATACACAGGATCACACGGAAAATATACCAACACAAATACCAGAATGATGCGTATGTTCGAAGTGTTCGAGTGGTGGAGACCATTTGAAGACACGTTTGCAGTCATGGTTGGAGGTGGGAAGGTGCCCATTCTTAAAGGAGGTTTCATTCCAATTCCCTATGACTTTAAAGAGGCTCCCTTCATTGAAGTGCCGTATCTTCGCCTTCCGGGTGAATATGAGGGATATGGGCTTCCGATCATTCTGGAGAACCCACAGATTATGCTTAATCTCATCAAGAATCAAAGACTTGATGCCGCAACGCTTTCTATCCATAAGATGTGGATTGTCAATCCTCTGGCAAACATCAATAAAGACGAACTTGTTACGCGACCTTTCGGTATTATCTACTCAATCGATCCGAATGGGGTAAGGGAGGTCCAGTTCAGCGATATCAAACCCAGTGCGTATAAAGAAGAGGAGCTCCTTAAGAGTGACCTTCGTTACTCATCTGGTGTGGACGACTTCTCTATGGGGGTAGGAGGAGGAGCGGGTAGTGCGACAGAGGTCCGACATCTTCGCGAGTCGACACTCGAGCGTGTAAGGCTCTTCGTAAACCATCTTGGTGAAGGCTACTCAGTACTTATGAGGTACTGGATGGATATGCAGAGACAGTTCATGACGGAAAAAATGCAGATTCGTATCACCGGAGAAGACGGAAATATTGAATTTCCTATTATCGAGAAGGATGATCTCATGGGGTATTTCGACTATAAGGCTGCAGTGCTCCCATCGATTGCTGGTCAGCAGGATGTAAAGAAGAAGCAAGACATGGATCTTTTCCAGTTGCTTATCAATATGCCGTTTGTTGATCCAAAGAAGCTTGTTGGAAAGATTCTGGAGGATTTCAACTGGACGCTTGATTCTGTTTCTGCAGAAGAACAACCTCCTCAACCTGGACAAATGGATCCGAACACGGACCCCGCAATGGCCGCAATGATGGGTGGTATGCCACCTCCAGGTGGACCCCCAGGCCCAGGGGGACAGTCTCCGACAGCTGCTATGGCCGCAATGGGTCCGACAACAGGGGCAATTGATCCGTCGGCACTTGGATCTGCGATGGGCCTCCTCCGTGGTGGAGCGGCACAGCAACCATCCTCTGGTTTTACCCAAGCGGCGTCACCTATCGACCTGATGGCAACAATGGGTAAGACACCACCAACAGTCGCAGGCATTCCTGCACGGGGCACGACAAACCCACGGGGGCTAAACATGGGTGGAAAGGTGAACACAAACATCCCCACGAAGGGTTTAAACGCTAATCCTGGGGCACATATTGCCCAACAGGCATCTAATATTCAACGATAATTTATGGATAAACTTTTTACGC